CTCCAGATATATTTGTTTCTGTAAATACTGCATCTTCCATAGCTATTATTGACATAACATTTATTTTTGCCATAGAAGCCATAAGTCCTATAATTTGGTCATACTGTCCTTGCAATCTGTCAAAAGCAAATTTTTTTGCAATTACAAAAGCAGGTCCACTATCAAGTGGATTAGGTATAAAATCAAGAATAGTTGCAGAGGTCATATGAAATATGTATGTACCTTCTTCATTGTAATACTCTGCAATTAAATCACCTTCGCCATTTGAATTAGCCCAAGACCCATTGTAAGAATCTGTATAAGCAGAAGCATAAGCACTACCTATGCTTAATGAACTTATTTCATCTTTTTTCATAATTTTGTCTTTAAATTGTGGATATACTCTTGCTAGTGATTCTTTAGGTACTCTATTTACAATAGCCATTTCTTTTGGTTGTTGGTCAGCACCAAAGTAACCAGGAAAACAGTTGTAAGGATCACGAAGTTCTGCACAAGGATATGGCGTACCATCAGGTCCTTTTTTTTCTCTAATAACCCATACAGCGAAACCATAACCAGGTAGCCATCTACCTACTTGTGGCATTTGTAAATCTAGTTTTTGTGTGTCATCATAAGAAGTTACAATACGAGCTATTTTATCTGCTTTAGCTCTAGCTCTATCAGAATCTTTATTGTTAGGTACATCTACTTTAAGATTAGGAATACGACCTATCTTTTGTGATAAATGTTCTAAACCTGACATCATTAGGTTAGGTACAGGTATTTGATAATCTTGAAATCCTTTTAACTGGTCGCCAAGTAAAGCAAGTATTCCATCAGGTCCACCATTCATAATTGCACGAATACGCCCTCTTGTAGAGTACGCACTTTGATTGTCGTAATGTAAATTTGTTACAGCGTATTGTATTTCTTCTGGTGTCATTTTAACCCCAAGGGCTTTCGTTCATATCGCTTAAATCCCACTCTCCAAAACTTGGTTCATAATCTAATCCTACTTCAGCTAGTCTTTCTTTTTGTAATCTCCTAATTACTCTCATAGGAAACCAACTAGCCATAACGACATCTGACTTATTATTTCTACCAGATTGCTTACTAGCACCTGTAGAAAAATAAATTAGTTGCCTACGATATATATTACTCTTTGTTTCACTTTCTGCACTACCATAAGGCAAACTTATTAGTTCTTCCTTAAACAATTCTCTCATACTTCCTACACCAAAGATAGGATCGAATTTGTTTTTTTGTGTTTGATGTCCTTCTAAATATATACCCATTTTTGCACAATACTCTTTTAAATCTTTATCTTGTCGTATAGCTCTTTGAAATCCGTTTTCTTCTATAACCCAATGTGCAAGATTATATTTTTCGTGCCATTTTTTTATTGTTTTTTTAGCTTGTATAATTCCACCACCCTGTTCGTTTTCTATGTCTATCATATACATTTTTCCTGATTCAGTATTTATAGCCCATAAAAACGCTGCTTGATAACCTGTAGATGCAGGGTCTAATCCTGCTACTAAATGACAACCTGCTGGTATCTGCCCAATAATTCTATTTACATCTCTGCATTTATCAACTTCTTCTACATCAAACATTGTTATACCATCAACAAATGCTTTATTTAGATATACCATTTCAAATATTGCTTTACCACCTGTAGTTTCAGCAGCTTGTAATCGTGATAACAACCACTTGTAACTTCTTTTATTTGCCCATAGCATACAATCTGTATGTAACTCTAATTCGTTTTCTGGCAATACACACTCTGTGCTATGTGCTTCTTCTACTATCTTGTCCATTTGTGGATTTTCTAATAAGAAGTTGTATAAATCTTCTGGGTGCTGTCTTGACCCTATAACAACAATAGCTGTATGTTCCTCTTTACGAGATGACAAGGTTGTTGTCCACCATTGTCTTGTTTGTTCTCTAGCACTAGGTTGTATTGTTGTGCCGTGATCTTCAATGTCATCTGCAATAATCAAGTCGCAATCTCTTGATAAAATTTTACCACCTTTACCTACAGCTACCATAGTTGGTGATTTAATTCCTGTAACTGTTCTATTAGCAATAGTAAACTGTCCTGATGTCCAAGACTTACCAGATCTATTTTTAGGTTTAAATGTTTCTCCTGGACCACAAAAATCTTGTATAAGTTTTTCGTTATGTTCTAAATGATCTACTACAGCACCAACAGCATTTTTTGCTATTTCCTCATTACCACCTACCCACATTATTCTTACATTAGGATTTTTACAGATTTGCCATACAGCAAAATGTGTAAGTAAATCTGTTTTGCCGTGTCTAGGAGGACTAAGTATCATTTGTTCTCCACCCTCATCAATAGCTTTTAAAATACTATTTATCCATTTTTTATGAAAAGTTGCTGTTTCGTATTGTTCTCCTGTTTCTGTTTGAAAGTATCTGTTTCTAAAATCTTCAAATTTATCTAACGCTTTAATTGCTTCTTTAGGTGTTGTCCAATCTTTCTTTTTTTCAATGTTATTTTTGTCTATAAGATATGCTTCGTGCATTTTAGTTATGAGAGATTTATCAACACCTAACAATTCTGCAACTACTTGTTTTTGTATCAACCCCTCTTGCACTTCAGGAGCAAAGTTTTCTAAATAATCTTCGTAATACTCACCACGAGTAGCAGTCATCTGTGATGTAAATACTTTTTGTTTTTTAGCTTTACTTCTTTTGTGTTGTGCTTTACGACTGCATTGAACAGTACAGTATTTTTTATTGTTATGTTTAGCTGTAAATTTTTTTTCACAACCAGGATTGGCACAAGTTTTTCGTTCTGCCATTATTTTTTCTTTTTTGGCAACCTTTTAATTTTTCCGTTTTCTGTTCTAGCAAATCTTGCATCTTTAGTTTCTCTGCTAGGAATTAAAGTGCCATAATATCTTTTGCCACCCCACATCCAACTTACTCGTTTACCAGCCATTATTTACCTACTTTCTTCATAGCTCTTTTGTGTGCTTGTGTAAATGTAGCACCTCTTTTCATACTATTACGCATATATTCCATATGTTTTTTTGTATGATGTTTTGAATGTCTTTTCATTGTCTGTTGTTGTCTTTTAGTAAGACCAGACATATCTACACCTTTTATTTTCATTTCTTTTTTTTCTTTCTTAATGCTGCAAAATCAGCAGCAGTTATTTTATTTCTAGGTGGTGCCATTCTAGCAATTTTCATTTGCTTTTGTGAATAACCTTTTGGTCCTTTTGGCATATTACTCCTTTACCAATCTCTACACGCCCAGTAACGAGCAGTAGTTTTATCTTTTGCAGTACTACATTTGTGCCTAGCTCGGAATGATGCTCTTGCTTTAGGATTGTTTTTTCTAACTGGCATATTTGGATCACCAAACATTACTTTTTTAACTTTGCCATTAGACATAACAAATACCTTTTTAGACTTACGACCATAACCAGGTTCACCCTTTCTAATAGGCGTAGGGTTATTTAGCTTTACTTTCATTCCTTGATAGGTAGCCATTAGTATCTACTTTTTTTTCTACCTTTATTTTTTTTCTTTTTCTTCTTTGGCATATACATAAGTTTTTGCTCCTCTAACTATACTATATCTTGTATGAGTGATTATATAAAAGGAAATAAATATCCTAATCATAAACCCTCTACTTCATATAGTAGTGGAAGAATTTGTTTGCAGGATAATTGTGATACAGTTATATCAAAATATAACAAGTATAGATATTGTAATACTCATAAAATAAAAACATATCCTCGTATTAAAGGTAGGAAAAAACCTGATGACTTACAACAACCACAGGCGTAAAAAAATTTTTTTTAAGGTTCAATCATAATGCACTCACCAGGACATTCCTCAGCAGATTCTATTACTGCTTCTTCTTGTCCATTAGGTACAATAGCTAAACCATCTGCACCACCAGTATTGCCATACTCCTCAGAAAATATTTTTTCACCTTCTTTAACATAATATAAACCATCATCTAAACCTATAAAAACATCAGGTGCTATCTCCTCACATAATCCATCACCTGTGCATAAATCTTGATCAATCCATACTTTCAATTAATACTCTATCCAAATCTTAGAGCTTCGTTCTATTTTATGTTGATAACATAAATCTTTAATGCTATCTTGTTTTGTCCACCATAACATATCTAGTATTTCTACTGCTTCTTCTTCGCTATCTGCTTCTATAATATATTCAGTTGTTGTTGTGTCTTTAAATTTATATTTCATTTAACCTCATACCCTAGACTAGCTAGGGTTTATTGGTTAATCAAACAGGGAAGTCGATACTCATATAAAGAATGAGTAATTTAATTATATAATGTATTTAATTATAAGTCAATAAACAAAACCCTGTTAAGCGAAAAAAACAGGGTCTTGTTCCGTACAGTATGTCCAATTACTGTAATGAGTATTGTAGGCAGTTGTTTCTTCAATTAAAAGTCCTCGCACCTACGCTACTCAATGAAAGAAAAAAAGAAATAAACCTAAATCAACGCCAACTATGTTGTCTTAATGATTCAGCTACATCTTTCTATTTTTCCTTAGTTATAGATATTTATTTATAACTAATTCTTAGGACTTTCCTAAGATACTTTGCATTATAGAAACTGTATGATAGTATGACAACACAAACAAGATATTTCTCCAGCTTTTAGA